ATCATCCGATTCCTCCTCGTCGTAAATGTCTGGAAAATAGGAACCTATCTTATTACCGACCGTGTTCATGGCACAATATTTCATACAATATTCCATATCTTTTCCTAGTATGGTATCTCTACCACACGCTTTAGCGTATTGTCCTGAGAGAACCACAGAGTGTTCTAATACCGGTGTTATAATCTCAATTGCCGATTTTTCCAGAGTTGAAGCGAAGTTTTGCGACTCCATCTTTAAATTCTAGTATGTTATTGCTTAGCGCATAAACTCTAAGCTCTCTATTTTCTGACAAAGCGTTCAAGTCAAAATTGAAATTTTGGTTTTTGATCATACTGAAATTTCTTTGACCTGTTGGGTACCATCTTTCTGGTTCTAATGCGAAACTATACGAGTAAAATCGTCTAAATAATTGCGTTCGGGAATGATGAATACCACTCTGAACAGCTCGAAGGTTTATGAATTTACCCGTCTTTTCATTCAACATGACTTCACCGTCTAGTGTCATCTCCAAACTTCGTAAATTTTCGTAGGAAATGTATTCATTGTTTAAAATTTGACTCGGGTGATCGTAATCGAACGGATTTGATACACTGGTTCTCTGTATAACGAAAAATAATTCCTTGACTGGATTTATAAATTCGGTTCTATGTTTAAAAGGGTTTGTATTGGCTGGAATTATATCCCTACTCACTTGAAGTTGTGTTATGATATGATTCACTTCTTCGGATTGGTATTTTATCCGCTCTGGGTCTCCGAGTTGTACCATTTCTGTCTGGAGAGACATCGAGTTTATACCCACATCATATATACCTGGAGATATTAGGTTTATAGTTCCTTTCATAACCGCGTGTGATGTACAATAATACTCCAACGTATTCGGTGCATCGAGTGGAACTGTAAAAGTTGCTGGATCCGTTGTTGAACTTAAACCATTCACGTATGATGTCCCACCCGTATCTCTCAACGCGAACGGATGTCCAGATTTATTGTATGTAAAATTATACGTATTTCCTTTTAACAATGTAAGAGTGGGGTGGGTAGCACCATCTATCAGATAAGCTGACGAACCATTAGTAGTAACAACGAATGTCGTATTATTGGGCGAAGCGCTCACCGGTAAATCTGTTATACACTTTCCTCTGGTGTTTAATTTAATTTCTATTTCACATTCTTGCTGGGTAAGTGCGCATAAAGGTAGAGACAATTCTGGATTATTATAAAAATAAAAAGGTATGTCTACTATACATTTTCGGGAAGTAGTTGCAGTTCCCAAATATCCTTGTATTGTTGTATCACTCACATTTGTTCCTGAAAGTTCATCTGGACACTTACCTATTAATTTAGACAAGTTCGTCTGTTTCGTCTGAGTTATGTAGTTTTCGGAGTGTATCTGGAGCCAATCTGCTGGTATTCTCTGAATAACCTGACCTCCTATGATCAAATCCACATATTCAATCAACGCATGACCTATAGATTCTATGTATGTATACGTAGTACCAAACGTGAGATGTGGAAGCTCGAACTGAACGCTGACGTTTTTTATGAGATCACCACAATTATTAGGAATCGTACATCTTAAAGTACTTCCATATTCTAGATTTCCATCTAATTCATGGTTTACTTCATATTTCGCGAAGTTTGTATGTTTCCTGAAATTTTTTACGAAGTGTGTGTACTCTGGATCGTCTGTGAAGAATATATCCTGAGTACCCTTCGTGGCGAGTTGTAATCGTCCCGCCATTCCTAATACTATACGTTAAAATTTTAAGCCCGCTAAACCACTTTCTACGTGAAGAACATTGTAATTTAATGCGTATACCGAAACATCTATGTCACGCGTAGTTGATGTTTCTTCCAATTCTATATCAATTTTCTTATGTATTATACGACTCATGTTTAATTGCCCGGATGGATAGTGTTGTTCTGGTTTTAAAGAGAATGAATATGAATAAAACTCAAACGCGGGGTCCGGACATCCTGTATGATGACGAAGAGACTGTTCATACGCCAGATATTGCCCACTTTGATCGAAAATAGTTTCACCATTACATGCGAATTTTACATTTTTTATTAATCTGTAATCAGAACGTTTACCTGGTAAAAGTGTCGTGAATTCCTGATCTGTAATTGATGTATCAAGAAGTTGATCGGAATTTCCAGTTTTTTCCTTCGCTGAGAAGAATAACTCTTTGACGGGATGTTTAAATTTCAAAAGAGCTGATTTTTTTGATTCGTTTGGTTTGTACACCAATTTAGACATTTGTAACTGTGATATTATGTATTCCATCGGACGTGTGAGTAAAAAGTTTCTTTCATTTTCAGTGACGAAATAGAAATCGGTAATGAGTGAAATATTGTCGATAGATCCTTCGGTTGTTTTATCCCTCTTAGTCACCGACCCATCTATGGTATATTTGAAAGTTACATCATCATTTATATCTTTGAACGTGACACGTACTTCAACGAGTTGTTTGGTGATTGCACAGACGGGTACTGCCAAGCTAGGATTTCTAAAAAAGTAAAATGGAATATTTACGTAAAATGTGTTATATGAATTCGATACTTGCAGATGTTCACCATGTCCAGATAAGAAATAAAGAGATTGGTTTACATCATCTTTATTATTATGTAACTGATTATACATATAGATATAATCACCAGTGAGACGCTCTACAATTTGTCCTCCAATTACGAGGTCGATGTGTTTTATGATACTCAAGGCTGCTGGGGTGTTGTATCTATATTTTTCAGTGGATGTGTCGGTCGATAAATTGCCTAATTTAATTTTCAACATCATGCTACGTATGAGATCCCCTACGTTTTGTGGAATTCTACACTCAACGGAGCTTGAGAAATCACATTTACCATCGAAAGGCATCTCAGTGGCTTCAGTAGAGAATTGGCTATGTCTTTTAAATATAGACGTAAAATACGAAATCTCAGGAGCACCTGTGAGCCACTGGTCCTGGGTTCCTGTTATGGCGATTTGAAGTTTACCCGCCATTCTTACTAGATGTGAGTAAAATTTTATGAAATAAAACGGGGCGGTATTATAGATGGATCTACGATTACGTAAATTTAATCCAGCCACCATGGCGGATGATAAAGTATGTGTTTTTGTTGGTAAGCGTAATACTGGTAAATCTACACTCGTCACTGACATTTTATGGCACAAGAAGCATTTACCAGCTGGAATAGTTTTGTCTGCGACTGAAGAAGGTAATCACTATTATCAACAATACGTTCCAGATCTTTTCATTTACGGTGATTACGACAGGGACGCTATAGAACGTGTTATGGAAAGACAGAGGAAACTCGTGGGAGCTGGTAAACCAAATTGTGGTGCATTCCTCTTATTGGACGATTGTATGTATGATAACAAATTCATGCGTGATACCTGTATCAGGCAGTGTTTTATGAATGGGCGTCACTGGAAGATCTTCTTCATGTTGACGATGCAGTATTGTATGGATCTTCCACCAGCTCTTCGCGCTAATGTGGATTATGTGTTTATTCTCAGGGAGAACATCATTCAGAATAGAGAGAAGCTTTACAAATCCTTTTTTGGTATTTTCCCAAATTTTGATATGTTTAATAAGGTCATGGATGCATGTACCGAAAATTATGAATGTATTGTTTTGGATAACACCAGTAAGAGTAACAAGATAGAAGATTGTGTATTTTGGTATAAAGCAAAATTACGAAAAAATTTTAAGGTTGGGGCTCCAGAATATTGGAATACACATAAAAAGATGTTCAATCCCAAAGGTGGGAGTGCAGCCAATAGTTTTAAACAGACAAAAAAGAGTACTCCCATTAAAATCACTAAAACTAGGTGAGCGCGAAAAATTATTTATTAGAAAACATTGTTCACTATTAAATGGCGGCTAATATTCCTACGTTAAATTTATCTGATCCCACTGATGGGATGGTTCCTATAAATAACAGTACTACATTTGTGGAAAATTCGCCTGAAAAAAATATACTACAAAGTAAAGAAACCATGGATTCTACACCGATCGCCGACATTATGGGACAGTCCCAGGATAGTTTAGATGCGCCTATGATGGCTATGGACCCTCGTGTGGTTCAGCAGCAGATGATGGCTCAACCCCCCGCTATGGTTTCCCAAACCGCTGGAAACGAGGGTTCGGATTCTAAGAAAAGGAACCCCTTAGATCTCACCGATGATCAGATGCAGGCTCTCATCGTTGCGGTCGCCTGCTCAGCCGCCGTGAGCAAGCCTGTCCAGGATAAACTCGCAACCACCATTCCTCAATTTGTAAACGCACAGGGTAACCGAAGCTTTGTAGGGTTAGCCTCTACGGGGCTTGTCGCTGCTATAATTTTCTATTTCGCGCGACGTTATTTTTAAAATCGAAGTACATCCCCACTCTGAGATATGTACGCAACCCCAGCACCAACTACCATAGCACCCGTTACTATCAACGTTGCTACGGCAGTATCCTTAGGATCTTTACCATACTCTTTCAGGTACCTCTTTAATTTAGCCCACCTAAAACCTTCAGTCAGTAGAATCATAAACAGGACAGAAAAGGCTGAAACCATGAACACGGTTCCAGTTTTAGCACTCAAGAAAATGCTATGATTACCGAGCCACCATATCAACATTGGTAGGATAACGGTTAACATGGACATGTTAGCCCAGTATTTCCATTCTAAACGCATGAGAGGTATGCTGAATAGTAAAAGCATCCATATAAGAACGGACATCGTAAACCTGGCGAGTGGTACCGTCACGGCACTATCAATAACACTTGACATTTATAAGTATATGATATTATTTATCGATGACGTGCGATCCGCAAAATTCTTTCTGTTCTGATATTTTTGTGTACACCCCTATCTGAACAGCAATATTGGTCAATTTTGCAAATTTGTTCCAAAATTCTTCGCTATGCGAATATTCTTCAACTACGCAATGTACGAGTTCGTGTAAAAGTACGTGAAACATATCGTTAACCGTTCCATCCAGACATAACCCTATCTCAGACCCCTTGTTGGTATTGTATCCTGGTGTTTTATTCCGTTTATGTTTAATGATGAGTGGTTTTGGTTGATAAATTTTTTTAAAGTCGTCTTCGTGTGTATTTATTAAATGTTCCCTGAGTTTTTTATACTTCGCTTTAAGTTCTACCACTCTCTCGTCTTCGTGTATGTTTTTAACTATAAGAGCGCTGATCACCAGTAGTAATACCACGGCCAGCATTTTTATATACCAATATAAATTTACTGTACAATTCTGATATCGGGTGTCCCTTTAAACCTTCCCATAAATCTAATGTAAACCCTTCATTTTCCAGATGTGAAACTAATATATCCTTATGTGCTAAGGGTTCGGATTTAGGTCCATCTGCGTAATAAGGTGTATCGGCTAAATGTACAAAAAGTTTTTCACCGAAAGCACCATTACTAGTTTCTTGCATTTTGAAAAAATTTCCCAAATCATCTTGATAAGGTGTTTTAAAAATCATAGTGTGAGAATCTGGAAGTATACCTACAAATCTTCCACCCGGTTTTAATCTTTTTTTAATTTCTCGCATCGTTGATAAAAATAAATCTTTTGATTGGAAAATATAATGAAGTGCAAAATTGTAGCATATAACATCATGTTTTCTCATAGGTGTAGCATGTATATCTCCCAAATAAAAATTGACACGTATTTTCATATTTTTTGCTCGTTGCTTGGCTTCTTGTAAAGCTTCCTCGTTAGGTTCACACATGTTTATATTGGCACCAACATTTTCCCACTTTTTTAAATCACCACCAAACCCACACCCAACATCCAGTATACTATCACCCTTTCGAGTGACTCTCGATATCAGTTCTCTCTTTTCGTCGTTGTGAACACGGCGAAGATTTTCCATGATAAATTATACTTTTTTAACTCTAAGTTTGATTACTTAAAGGTAAAACGCCACAATAAGATATAATGTCTCTTGAACAAGATTTCACCACGGTACCTGGTCAATTGTTCGCGTGCCTTAGTATCGTAGGACCGGAGTGTCCACAGAAAAATGAAAAGTTTGGAATTAAGATTCGAGGATGTTTTTCTACCCGCGACGAGGCGGCGAATCACGCAAAGCGTCTTCAGAAGGAAGATAGTACATTTGA